ATGGCGAGGCCAAAAACCCGATTTGTGATCGAGGCAGGACAGCAGCTTAGTGAGCTCTTTTCGGTGTGGGAGAGACCTAACGGCGATCTAATGATAGTACCCAAAAAGGTTGACCAATTGGGCGAAGGTGTCGTCGACCTATATGATGATCTAAAGGAGCATCGGGTTTCCGTTCACGTAAGCCCATCATCACCGGGAATTACTATCGTTCAACATGCATATTTCACTAATGGTAACCTTGCAAAATCTTACGCGTTCATACTCCCGAAGAACTCGCGGTTCCTGTGGCAAATATATGGTTTCTCAGCAGCTGACCTCGAACAAAACCGCTATAAGTGTATCCCGAAAGCAAACGACCAGTTGAAGATTCTTGGGTCGTATCAGCCCAAAAATTCAGTTCTTATATATTTTGTAATTATAAGTACTTCGGGAACATGGAACAAGCCTCCTTTCGTATTGAATGAAATTAAGGCAGAATTTTCCAAGTTTGATGTAACCGTCTACTGGGGATACATTGCTAGTACATCTTTTCATCAGGGTCATATCATTTTTCCTGCTACGGCAAGGACCACCGAGTACGGAGGTACGAAAAGGGAGTACCGCAATTCTGATGGTTTCAAGTCCCTGACACGGGGGGAGCTAAAACACGCCTTGGATTATCAGATGGAACATTTCATCAATCTTCACCAGATGAAACTGATACGTTTTTTGAAGAGCTTTCCGGAATACAACAATGAATTTGAGAAAGAACTATCGGATATTAGAATGATTATGAAGCACCCGCTTCTTGATTTATCGATAAACTAATTTACTAGGCGGGCGAAATGCGTTGTACATGGGTTTGAGCCAAAGTAATGAACTTCATAAATATTTTTAGAGTTCGACCTTTATCGGCAACCGGCACCTAAGACGACGCGGTTCTTAGACCCTTCGGACTTGACCAGAGCCGCGCCGGCCGGACGATCCAGCGTGCATCGGGCAATCTCGACATCCGTACTGCCGGCGACGATCAACAGCGGCGCAACGTTATTGTTGCTGGCGATCAGATGGTCGACGCGAACCCGTCCGCCCTTGCCGACCCAGATTGCAGCGCTGGACCATCCGTTCGCGGTCAGCGTGCCGGCAGTGACGTTACCCCAGAACCGATAGTCCCGGCTGTTGCGCTCCGACACCAGTCGATCGAGCGCCCATGTGCCCTTGATGTCGAACCCGCCATCGCTGTTGTCGGTGGCGGCCACGTCGACGATCGTCCCGCTGGTCGCCCCCTCGGTCGCGATCCCGTCGCCATTGGTATAGGTGCCGGGGGTCGTCGGCATTCGGAACCCCGACACCCGGCCGCGCCGAATGGTGATGCCATCGCCCCCGGTTATCGCGATGCCCTGCGGCAGATGCTCCCCGGTCGACGGAGCGTCGGCATGGGTCAGGTTGAAATCCTCGATCACCGCCCCCGGCGCGACGCGCAGGCGGATGCCGTCGCGCGTCAGCCCGGTTGCGGTCAGCCCACGGATACGGATGCGCGGCGTATCGACGCCGGCATCCGTCTCGACGGCCCGGTAGGCGTCGCGCACGACGACCGGGCCGATCGTCACGTCGGACGCATCGGCACGCACGCGCGCCGCGCCGTTCACGCCGGGGGCGGCGATCGTCGGCGGAACGGGAGCGGGCCATGTCTGGCCGGGGGTCAGGAACACAGCCTGAAGCAATGCAAGAAACCCGATCATGCGACGTTCGCTTTCATGTGAGTACAGATGATGCCGTCAGCCCGGCCGACGCGCGTTTCGCCGAAGGCGGTGAAGTGGTCGCCTTCCGGGGTCATCAAATTGTTGGTGACGTTGTCGCTGTACCAGTCGTTCGGGTACTCCGCGCTGAAGTAGATGTCCGGGCGGCAGTTGTAGGTCGACGTGATGCCCGGCCGACCGATAATCGCCTGATTATAGGCGAACCCGGTCCCCGATCCGGCCGCGAGGTAGTTCGGGTTCGGCGACTGATCGGGCGGTGCCAGGAACTTGCCACTGGCGGACGTGGAGCGGACCGTCGACATCCCAAGGTGAATGCGCAGCGTCGGGTTCACCGACAACAACTGCCCGATATAGAAGTCCAGATCGGCGAGAATGTCAGCGAGCGGCCGGGTGTTGATGTCGTTGTATAGCTCGTCGATATACGCCTCGGTGAACCCGGCAACATGGTTGAGCCGCCAGCGCTGCCCGGCGCGAATGTTCGCCACCCAGTATTCGATCCGATCGCCGTCCGTCGCGAACTTCGCCATCGGCTTGCCCGCACGGTAGGCGGCCTGCTGCATGAAGCCGCCACGGTTCACACCATAGCCGCTCGGATTGTTGCCCTTGCCGTCAACCCGGCTCGTACCCTGCCCGAAGATCGCGCCCTTGGTATGCTCGATTTCGCACTTCAGGAACTGACACAGGCGGGTGCCGGCGTTGCTGCCGCCGTTCGCGGAAAAGGTCGTCGACCCGAAGCTGGTCGTGCCGCCATCATAGCTGCCTGCGCCTGCATCGCCGCTGCTGCCCGACACATAGGTCATCGGCAACAGCGTTCCCGACGCCGCGTCGATTTCCATCATGCCGATGATCTGGCCGCCATCCGGCCATTCGGTCAGCCCCAAGTCGGCCGGCGCGAACAGATCGAACACCACGTCGCCTGCGGCGGGCACGAACGATTCGGCGGCCCCCTTCTTCAAACGGAGAAGGTTGCCGACCACGGTCCCGGCCGCGTTAACGCAATGGACCTGCGCCCCCATCGCCGTGACCCCGGACCAACTGATAATCTTCTCCTGCCGCTCCCCGTTGATCGACTTGTCGACGTAGTAGCCGCCCATGGTTAGTCGGCACCGGCCGGTCTGACCGGCACCGATCATCAACGGCATAGGGTTGCGCAGCCGACGCTTGGTGATCCCGCTGCCAAGCGCGTTCAGACCATCGGCGTCGGCCGTGCCCGTCGTCGCCTGTCGGAACATGACCGCCGCATTGCCGACGACGATCGCGACCGGGAGATCGGCCGTGACGCCTTTGCTGTCCGTGACACGGAGCGCATAGTTGTACGCGCCCGCCGTTGTGTAGCTGCCCGTTTCGGCCAAACCGGCGATGGTGCGCGCCCCCGGCAGCGCCCCACCGGCCAGCGACAGGACGTAGGGCGGGGTTCCGCCAGTGATCGCCGGGACGAATGCGGCATTCGCGCCCACGGTAGCCGCAGCGGGCACGCCGCTGATCGTCAGCGCGGGTGTCGGGGCAGGCGTCGCAGGCGTCGGCAACGCCGGGAAAGCGGCATTTCCACCCGCCACCATCGCGTCAGCGGCAGCGTCGGGCACGGAAATGGGGTAGGGTTCCGTCCTCGAACCGGCCGGCGGAAAATAGATCACCGTTTTCATCGATTTCTCCAAAATTACTATTTGGGCCACGCGTCGACAGCGAGCCTGCGTTTGTCGTCGCAGGCGGCCAGATCGAACCGCGCGTCGCGAATGGTGGCGTCGTCGTCGGCCGCCGTGGCGCTACCGTCCGCCTGCCGGTGCTGCGGCGTTGGCAGGCAGGGCACGGTCGCCGCTGCCGGAGGCGGGGGCAGGCGCGGCAAGGCGGGCGTCGAGCAGGTCGATCGACCGCACGCGGTCAGCATCACGGCAGCGCACGCGGCCAGCATCAGTCTGGGCATATTCCCTCACGGTGTTCGTGCTTTCGAGTATGATCGGCTGCCGGTTGGCGAGCCGATAGGCGTAGGTCGCGGTGGCGGTCGCGACCCGTTCAGCCCCGTCCCGCTCGGCCTTCAGCTTTGCCTTTTCGGCGTCGGCCAGATCCTGTGTGCGGACCGTGCGTTCATTCGCGAGGGTCAGCCGCACGTCGGCCAGCTGGCGATCGGTCCACCACCACCCGGCGGCGAGCGCCACGATCGGCACCAGCCACCAGACGCGGCGCAGCAACGCCAAGCCGGTGCGGATCATAGCGTCGCGTACTCCCGCTTCGCATCGAAGCTGGGACACGCCTTGGCGACCTTTGGGTAATCGCGGTGACCTTGAATCACCGCGCCGGGGTGCGCGGCCTTCAGGACACGCAGCAGGTCGACCATCGCCGCTTTCTGTTCTGGTGTCCGGGTGTCCTTGGGCGTTTTGCCGTCCTTCGCGACACCGCCGACGTACACGATGCCGATCGAGTTCGCGTTGTGCCCGGATACGTGCGCGCCCGTCAGTGCCTTCGCTCGGCCGATCTCGACCTTGCCGTCGAGCGCGACGAGGAAATGATAGCCGATGTCGCTCCAGCCCTGCGCCTTGTGCCATGCCCGCACGTCCGCAACGTGGAAGGGCTGACCTTCGCGGGTCGCGGTGCAGTGGACCGCTATCGAAGTGATCGCGCGCGCGATCGGCGCGGACGCGGCTGCGCGCCACGCCGGGTTTGCCGTCGTCATAAGACCTCACATTCTGGAATTACCGCCTGCCCGGCGGCCGGGGTTAATCGACCTTCGTGCCCATCAGCTGCGCGGCGACCTGACGGGCCAGCACCAGCACGAACCGCATGGTCGCGAAGCCCATCCAGCCCGCGCTGATCCCGGCGACCAGCACCGACCAGACCGGCCAATGGTAATGAATGGCGGCAGCGCCCGCGATCGAGCCGAACGCCGGCAGCAGGCTGCACATCACGAAAGCATCGCGCCAAGTGACCGTCTTGCCGGCCTCGATCTTCTGCCCGACGCGCAACACCTGCCCGGCGAACACCGCGAACGCGGCCAGCAGATATGCTTTCCACTCGTTCACAGCGTCACCAGCCCAATCCCAAGCCCGCTGACGATCAGCGCGCCCGATACGAAGAAACTTGCGGTGCGGCGTTGCGAGGTCGCCGCGTGGAGGAACGCCATGCCGCAGATCGACAGAACGGCCGCGATGCAGTCGCTGACCACATCGAACGCCTCCCATGCGTCCGGCATCTTGGTCAGCAGTTTCATCACATCGCCGACACACCCGGCGGCGTATCCAAAGCCAATCAGCGCGGACCCAAGAAACAGCAGCGTACCCGACCATGGTGTCGTGATCGAACGGTTGAGGTCGAGGTGCAGCCGGTCAAGCGCGTGGACGAACTGTTTGCGACAAAACCGTCGGTCCTCTTGGGTGCAGCGGATCAGGCGATAGGTCGCGACGATCAGCGGCAGCAACCATTGTATCGCACCGACTGCGAAGCGCAGCCCGAACAACATCATAGTCCAGATCGCGACGACACTGGCGACATGCCCCAGCGGCGTCATAGAGGCGCGCACCAGCGCACCCGAAAGGGCGTGGTCATTCTTCACCTTCTCCTGTCGATTTAGAGCGCGAGGCCCGCCCATTCGCCGATCTGGCGTTCGATACGGAACCGGAAGTCGTCGGACTCGGTGCGGTTCGTTACGACACCGCCGTAGAAGCGGCCGTTGAACGTCTGCCCGGCGTTGCCATCAGCCAGCAGTCGGGCGCGGGCGTTGGCCAGCGCGGCCGGATAGGTCACCGCCGCGTTGTCCGCGACATCGAGGCAGTCGACCGCGTTCGAGCGGGCAAGGCCCGGTTCGGACAGCAGCGACAGCACCAGCGGCGCGCCCTGCATCCCGAAATTGCCGGTCGACGTGCCGCTGTTGCCCGACGCTGGCAGGCGGATGATGAAGCTCTGCCCGTCGCGCACGACCATCCACCATGTCGCGTTCGTCGCGGTCGGGATCGTCATCGAGCGCGGGACCGAAATCAGGCAGTGCGGCCCGGCTTCGCCCGGCTCGCGGTAGATACCGAGCGACGCGGTGAACTTGGCGAACTGGAGCGCGCCGGCCGCACCGATCAGGAAGAACGACCCGGCGGTGTATGGCTCCAGCCAGTAACTGCCCAGATCGTCGTGCCGCAGATAGAACCCCATGCTGTCGTCGGGCACGACCAGGTGGTTGGCGAACAGCTTGTCGTTGACCCGCCTAATGATCGGGTCGCCATCATCCGCCCAGGCGGACACCGGAACCTGCCCCGCGCGATCGAGAAACAACGTCGTGCGGTCCTGCACTTCCCACCATGCGCCGGCCGTCACGCCCGACGCCTTCAGATCGGCCGGGCCGATCGGGTTGTCGTCGACGTTGAGGATGTGGCCCGCCAGCGGCGTGTCGGCGAAATTGCCGTTCGCGTCGTACAGGCGCAGCGGGACGCGGTAGGTTTGGTCCTGCCCAACGCTGCGGTCGTTCTCATAGTCCTGCCGCAGGATCGTCCATGTCTGCCCCGTGGCGGTATAGGCGGCATAATCCTGCGCGTGGACGATGCGGGTCGTCGCCGGCTTGCTCGTGGTGATGACGGCATTGAGGATGCGGTTTTCGTTGAGGTCGAAGGTAGCACCGGGGGCGATGTCGTAGCTGGTCGTGCCGGCAATCGTCTTGATTGTATAGGTCGACTTCACCAGCGCCGGCGGGGTTGCGTCCGCTTCGTCAATTTCGGTGACGATGCTGTTGGCCTCGACCCGCGACAGCGGCGCATCGGCCGGTTTGATGATGGTCGTGCGCGGTGTGTAGGCGGTGAAACCGCCATCCTCGGCGACGATCAGGCTGTTCGTGCCGGCCTGTTCGAGGCGGCCGCCGTACCAGCGCAGATAGCCCTTCTTGAACGTCGAGATACAAGCCGCCGCGCCGGTCCCACCACGCTTGCGCGGGTTGGTGACGACGCAATCGACCGCCACCGCGTCGCCCCAGATGCGGAAGCCGCGCTTGCTGTCGTCGGAGCTACAGCGAAGGAACGTCGTGTTGCGGCTCTTGCAGTCGAACGCGGCGTCCGAGCATCCCCACCCGTGGCAATCCTCGAAATGCCAGTTGTAGTCCTGCCCCTCATTCCCGAAGGCGTCGCCGTTCTGGTAGAAGTTCAGCGTGTCGCGGCAGTTGCCCATGGAGCAGCGGCGGATGATGACGTTGTGGACGCCGTTTGGCAGGCCGTCCGGTGCAAGGCCGACGCTTTCCGAACCCTCGCCAACGATCCCGTTGCAGAAATTATCGCCATCCTGTTCCAGTGCGTTGCCGGTGCAGTCCTCGACCAGAATTTCATGGCTGGCATAGCGGAAGCGGGCGAAGTGCTTCGACCAGCCCATGCCGGTGCAGCGGCGCATGGTGAAGCCCGACACCGTCGCGTCGATACCGTGCCCGGAGGATCCGTTTTCGTAGAAGGCGCGGACGTTCGCGAAGCTGCAATCCTCGATCAGCAGGTCGCTATGCGGCTGCTGCGATCGGATGCACCCATAGCCCTGATCCTCGAACCGGAGGAACGCAAAGCCAAGGTGGTCCGCGCCGCTGCGCAAGCGGAACACCTCGGCACCGTCCGCCGCACCCTTCGTCCACGGGTTCGCGCGCGCGCCGACAATCCGCGCCGCCATCGGCTGTCCGTTGGCGTCGACGCCCCGGATCGTCACCCGGCGCTGGGCGGTGCCGCCATGCGTGATCGGGATGTTTCCGTTCTGCGCATAAGGGCCAAGGTCAGCGCGGACCCACACGTCACCGCCGATCGCCGCCGCCCGCGCCACCATTGCGTCCATCGCCGCCAGCGGCGCGGCGTCCGCCCAGCTGCTGCCGTCCATCGCCCCGGCACCGCCCGGCACGATCATCGCCGCCTTGCGCGCGGACGGCCGGCGCTGGACGACTGGCAGCAGCGCCGCATAGCCGGCATGGACCGCCAGCATCACGCGATCAGGTCCGTATCGCCGCCGAGCAGCCATTCGTTCGGACGGATGCACTTCACGCTCACCGACGCCCACTGACCTGCCGGGCCGTTGTGCCCGGATCGGTTGCGCAGCGACGCCCCGGCCGGGGCCGCGATCTTGACCGGTGCGACACCGACCTGATCGATCAGGAACAGCGTGCCGACTTCCGCGCCCGCCGGCAGGTTCAGCACGATGGCCGCCTGCGATCCGCCGTTCGACACCAGCAGCGACTTGCCGCCATGTGCCGCATCGCTCAGCGCCACCGGTCCCGCGCCGCTGACCTCCTGCACCAGCACGCGGCGGAGGATCGCCGTCCACTGGTCGAGCAGGTCGCCGAAGCGCTCGACCACCTCGGCCGCGCTGGCAGAATTGATCGTCTCGGCCATTATGCGCTCCATTGGATGTTTGCGGCGGCGACCTTCGCCGGCAGCGTCGTCGCAGCGCGCACCGCGCGCTTCGCCTTCATCGCCTGCGCCTCGATCGCGGCGACCTTGGCGGCAGACGTGTTCAGCCCGGCCTCGTACCGCGCCAGTACGGTCGACAGGGTTTCACCGGTCAGGGACGCTTCCGCCGTAGCGAAGGGAAACCGCTTCTGCCGATCGACCAGCGACAGGCTATTCAGCACCGACTGCACCAGCGTCCGACTGTCGATCGCCTCAACCGCCTTGCGGTTATAGACGTACTTCTTCGCGCCGCCGGACGTCATCACCGCCATCTGGCGCGCCTCACGATCGGCATCGATCCGGGCCAGCAGCGTCGCCTCGGCACCGGCCAGCGGCTGCGCCTCGATCACGACCGGGTCGCTGCGATGCGCGCCGGTCAGCCCGACGCGCGTCAGGCCTGCGACCTTCGGCGCGACGGTGTAGCGACCGCCGACCACATGCACGCGGACGCCGTCGACCAGCAGCCAGCACGGATCGGGCAGCGTCAGCTTCGCGCCGGCATCGCCGGGGGCGACCAGAGTTCGGTCGACGCCGATCGTTACCGTCTGCGGCTTCGTCACCAGCGCGCCGGCACGATCGCGATCAAGGAACAGCCCCGCCGGATTGTCGGCGACGACTTCGCGCAGTTCGGCCCCAGGCGGAACGCTCGGCATGATGTCGCCGGCAGTCGCCCACAACAGGAAGCCGCTGGCATCGAAACATGCCTGCATCACCGATACCCCGCGTTGACGTTGACCCGCACATTGCGCGCGGTCGACTGGTTGATGCCGCCGCCCCCGATCGACACCGCCTGACCGGTGAAGCGAACGTTGACCTTGCCCTTGGCGTTGACGACGACCGACATGCTGCTGCCGAAGATGTAGCGGATGTCACCGCCACCGACCCGCGCCCCGCGCGTTTCCTGCGCGACCAGCCCATAGCCCGACCCCTGATCGACGTAGCAGCGCAACAGCATCCCCGCGTCCGGGACGGCCGTCGCGTCATGGGTGAACTGCAACTCGATCGTCGCGCGACCATCCTTACTGTCGCCGATGGTCAGGTTCGCGACGCTGGCGATTTCGACTTCATTGCCGGTGACCAGCACATCGGCAAAGGCAATGCCACTCATGCCGGTAACCTGTCCGGGTGCGATATTCCCCATCGTCACAACGTCGACATCCAGCTTTCGGATATAGACGTTATCCATGTAGAGCTTGCCGCCTGAGTAATAGAGCGGCTTGATTGGTTGCGCTTGATCGCCCCCGGCCGGATCGACAAACCCGAATTCGTCCGCAACAACGTAGAAGGACCCGGTCTTACCATCGTTCAACTGGGTAACGCCGGTCACATGACCATTCGAATTGAGGACGAAGGCAGCCTTCAGGTTGCCATTTCCGTCCACCTGTCGAAGGTCCGCGATATAGGCGGTGTTGCCGTCGACCAGCGCCGACAATACCTGCGTCACTGCGCGAACGGGCGTGCCGTCCGGCAGATACCAGATTTCGTCGGATTCCCCGCGGAACGTCGCGTGGCGCAGCATCTCGGTCAGAAGGTTGCCCATTGCCACATCAAGGTCGGCAACCACTTCTTCAGCCGGCCGACCGGCTACAGGCGTCCCAACCGGAGCGCCACGTGTAGCGTTATCCTCCGGCTTGCGCGGCCCCTGCACTGCATCCCAAGGCAGCGGCACGTCGATCGCGATGTCGTCAAGAACGTCGCCCGCCACCAGTCGCGGCGTTGGCGGCGCGGTGCCGGTCCGACCCAAGGCAAAGTCATGCTTGGCCGCCGTTTCGCCGCGCAGGATCAGTTCAACCGTCATCTCGACAGGATCGATGGTACGCTTCAACACGACGCACGGCTGTTGCACCAAACCATCGTCGGGCAGATGGACGATCAGCAGGTCACCCGCGCCGTAACGGCGAAGGCGGGGCTTGCAGTTCAGGACGATTTCGCCAAGCTCGCGGGCATCGAGCAGTTCGTATGCTGCAAGTTGCGCCGCCTGATCGTTCGACTGGACAAGGTTGTACTGCCGCTCCTCGGTTTTCTCTTCGCCATCCTCCGCAACGTAACTGGCGATCGTCACCGCCTGCGACGGCACATATTCCCATTTATGGTCAGGCGACCGGAATTTCGGAATGATGGTGTTCAACCGGTTCTCCCAGCCCTGCATCGCACCAATCTCGACTTCGTCGTTCGCCAGGTCGTATTCGGTGATCGTATCGAGCGGCACGCGCGGCGCTGACACCTTCAGGCCCAATTTACCGCCGACCCAGCAGCGCTCGGCCCCGCCGGCCTGAAGGATGTTCTTCAAATTGTCGTCGCGGTTCGACGGCTCGACAATCACGCCATCGACGTGCCAACCGTTCGCATCACAGACGTTGGCCAGCGCGACGAAGTCAGCGACCCGGACGCCGTCGATCGGAATGCCAATGCCGAACGTCTTCCGGTAGCTCGCAGCCGGATTATTCTCGTCGCGGTCCCACGTGCCGAGCGCATACCGCAGCCCTTGCAAACCGGGGCAGCGGGTCCATTCCCAAGTCTTCTTTGCTGCCGAAAACGCCGCGGTGTTGGCGGGATCGGCCCAACGGTGCGGACCGCTACCACCGGGATAGGTGCTGTCCTTGCGCGGGTCGTACGCCAGCACGCCACGCCATACCGCTCCGGTCTGCGGCACACCCGCTGCGAACCGCTTTCCATCCTCGTCGAAGCGCAGGCACCACGACATCGCTGCATAGCTGGAGAGCTTGTATTGCGGTCCCCACGTCTGCGCACCGCCCCAGTGCGTCGACAGCGCCTGTGGTTCGGGCGAGCGTCCGGTCTGGTGGTAGATGTAGAGGTGGTTGGCCGCATACCCCGTGGCAGCGTTGCCGTTCAGCACGACCGGCACAAAGTCGAGATAGGGCGACACCATGCCGGCGACCGGACCGGCCCCGGAATAGACATCGACCAGGAGAAGGTACGGGTTGTTGACCTTCGAAACCTTGCCGCCGAAGCCTTCCTGATTGATCCGATTACCGCCGTAATAGGTTTCGCCGATCAGATAGGGGCGGGGCTGATTCGCGCCGATCAGGATATTGTTGACGCCGCCCGTCGCGGCAGGAGGTTTTTCGGCCAGCAGCGCGCCGCCAACGCTGGCGACCATCGCTGCGCCGGCCGCGATCGACCCGACCTGCGCGGCGGTCAGGCCCAGCACGACGGCACCTGCGCCGAACGTAGCGGCCGTTGCAAACCCCATTGCAACCACGCCAGCCACGATACCGACCGCCTTTCCTACGCCGCTCACAGTCGCCACGCCCCATTGAATTCCCGTGGAATGATATTCACGATGCCGTTGCCCAGATGGTCGGCATGATAGCCCGCCATCATCTGCCCGCCGCCGATCGCGCCCGATCCGGTCTGCCCGGTCGACACGACGATCGCGTCGAAGAGGTCGCCTTCGCCGCTGTCCATGACGGCAAGGTCACCCACCCACATCGCGGCCGGCGCGATGCGTGGCAGCAGACTGTCGAGCAGCGACGACAAATCTTTGAACCCGGTTGCCTCCAAAGCGCGCCGCGCGCCGACTGCCGAATAGAAGCGCGGGATTGCAGGCGGCCGATGGCCCAAGGCCCGCATCTGGGCGCGGGCGAGGTGGATGCAGGTTCCCCCCTTTTCCCAGCCAAACGGACGGGCGCGAAATCGGGCGATGACGGCAGCGGTCGCCGCAGCGCGTTCGTCGAGGCGCATCATGCGCGCTGCACCCCGCGCGGCGGTGCGACGACGCCCCACGCCACCTCGACTTCCATGCCAACCGCGTTGTCGAAACCCCGCTCGCCCGGAAACACGCGTTGATGCGCAGGCGAGGATAGCGAGTTGCCGTCGTTACGGGCCAGCAGACGCTGTGACCGGGTCACACAGACCATCTCGACCGCGCGCGTGCCGCTCGATCGTTTCAGGACCGTCTTGTCCGTCTGCCAGTCGGCCAAAAGGTCCGGCTCACCGACAAGCAACCCCGTTGCCTCGTCAACCTCCCCGATCCAGAGACGGACGCGCGAGTTCTGATAGCCCGGTTGTGACAATTCGACCGCTGCGGCCGTGTCGCGCGGCAGGAACGTGATGGTCCCGGCAGGCAGTTCGTCTCCGGTGCCTTCGGTCAGCGCTTCAAACCCCGCGACCGTCCCGAAAGTATCGTCCGCTGACTGGTACAGCTGACCCGCGTACGGAACCGCGCCGCCATCGCACAGCAACACATCGCGGCCGGGCAACTCTGCCTTCAGCATTCCAACAAGGGTGACCCGCTCCATCAGGCCGCTTCCTCAATCGTGAACTCGATTGCCGTGTTGTGGTCGACCGACAGGTTCCAGGACTGCTCGCTCCCGTCGATCAACCCTTCGATCATCGGCGTGACCAGGTGGACCTTTGCCCCGTCCGCGAAGGATCGACGCAACATCGTGTCGCCAACCAGCAGCCCGGCTCGGCCGCTGGCGTCTGCGACGACATCGCCGCCATGGTTATGCAGGTAGTGCTGACCTGCACTCGACTGGACGGACAGCCAGAAACCTTCGCGGACGGCAACGCCGGCCGGCAACCCGCGCACGCGCAACACGCCACCGACCTGCCCAGCGCCGTCGACTACCACCGCCGATCCGCACGCCGACTGGTCGACCGACAGCAACGGGTACGGCACGCGAAGACCTTCCCGCTTTGCCCGGATCAACCGCGACACGACGACCCGCGCGCCGGCATCGTCGTCGAGCGGCGGCAGCGTCAACGCGATCCGGTAATGGCTGCCCAACCGGTTCACCCGCAGCGCGCTGGCGCCGCGCAAGGTAGCTCCGCGATCGACAAGAGCCGGGGTGGCGAAGTTCGGCACAACCGATGGCGGCAATTCGAGCATTACTTGAGCCTCTGACGATTCTGCATGACCGCCCGCCGGCTACTGGCGCGCGCGGTTTGCACCGAAACCTGCCCGGAGATGCCCACGACGCGCGTCGCGAACCCGGCGTCCTCAATGATGCGAACGGTGGCTTCGCCGCCCCGGCCCGACCGCATCGACGCTGCGGGGTGAATCGTACCGGCGGTATCGGGCACGAACGGCTCCGGGCCGTTTTCGCCAACCATGTACCAGTTGCCCGGCCCAACTCGGCCACCCGACGCCTTGCCGCCGGCATAGGACAGCCCGGCAAGGTCCGGCGTGAAGCTCTTGAGCGCATTACCCTGCCCGAACAGGTCAGCGCTGCCGCTGCCGCCCCCGAACAGGCCCTTTAAGAAACCGCCGCCCAGGGCATCGGCAAGCGGCTTGATCAGCTGCTGCTGGATCATGATGCGCACAAGATCAGCGATGATCGAACGCGCCATGTTCCCGAACGCCTTCGCCAGATTGTCGGCACCCATCACGGCGTCGGTCATCCAGTCGTTCAGCCGCTCGAACCCGCTGACCTCAATCGCTTCGATCGATTCCTGTACCGCCTGCGCCGACTTGTTCAGTTCGCGGCGGTAGCTGGCCAGTGGCCCCTCGTTATCCCGATCGACCTGCTGTTTGCGCTGAGCGTAAATTCCGTCGAGCTGATCCTTACGCGCGGAGGCATTCGACCACGCAGCGCTCGACGTCGCCTCGGTCGCCAAGATCAGATCAAGGTCGGCCTCTTCCTGCCGGCGCTGCAACTCCAGCAACCGCAACGCGACATCCCGGCGACCCGCCGCGCTATCGGCAAGGTCCATTTCTGCCCGAACGGTTTCCTGCGCCGCTTCGTTCGCCGCCTTGTCCAGATCGTACTGCTGCTGCGCCAATCGGGCCGAACGCTGCTGGTCCACCAGCTGACGCCGCTGTTCAAGCTCGCCTTCCTTTGCCGCGATCAGCACCGCACGCTTTGCATCGTCCAGACCATCGTCCAGGGCGACTGACCGGGCATAGGATGCCCGCTCTTCCTCGATCGCAGCAACCTCGGCAGCGTGACGCGAGGAAATCGCCTCGGTCAGGTCCGCCGTTGCGGCCAACGTGGCAACGCGGATACGGCCCAGTTCATCCTCATACTGGGCCTGTTCGCGCGCACGATCCTCTGCCGTTTTTCCCTTCGGGCCGCTCGACTTGCTGCCCGCCTTCTTGTCGCTGTCCCCATCGGCAGGAAGGGTTTGACCGCCGCTATCGGCAGCGCTGGCATTCCGAACGTCCGCGATCAGCCCTTGGACTGTCGTGTTCCACGTTTTTACGACATCAATCGAACCGCGCAGATCAGCTTCCGCATTGGCGACCCTATCGTCGGCACGCTGACGCATGGTGGACCCGATTGCACCGGGCGCCGTGCCCCCCTGTGCGGCAGCGATACCTTCGATAGACGCACGTTCGGCCTTGGCACGGGTCAGGGCGGCACGCGCGGCCGCCATATCGGCGACCGACTTTTTCAGCGCCGCTACGGCCGCCGCACCGTCCGCCTTCGCCTTTGCGATCAGTTCCTTGCGCAGCTGCCCCGTGGCGGTCGCCAACTGCAAAGACCGTTCGCGGCCTCGGTCCATCGCAGCACTGGCGGCGTCCTGCGCCTTGCGCACCGCGTCGGACGCGGTCGCGGTTTTGAACAGCAGGGGCCACAGCAGGCCCATCAGGGTCACGGCAATGCCCAGCGGCCCCGCCAACGCCACCAGACGCGTTCCCAGCATCCCCAGGACGGTTGCAGCGCCCGCCTGCGCGGCAAGGCGTCCTAGCAGCAGCAGGATCGTCCCTACCGGGTTCACCAGCGCGCCGAAGGCAAGCCCGATCGGACCAAGGCGCAGGAGCAGCAGCGGCAACGCCACCTTCGCCAACGTCACCATCGCAACGGTCAGCGGCCCGATGGAAGCCGCCAGCAATGCAGCAGCCGTCGCGACGGTGTAGAACCATTCGGGGGCCGAACCGAGTGCGCCAAGAACCGCGGCGACACCATTCTTGACCGCCGTAAAGACGGGCAGCAGGACCTCGCCCAGTTTAATCGACAAGTTCTCGGCCGCAGCCGCCATGCGTGCGCTCGCGGCGGCATCGCCATCCAGCAGAACGTCCATCTTCTGGGCAGCCGTCACCTTGTCGATCGCCGCTCGATAGCGGTCGATGCCGGCAGCGCCCTGATTCATCAATGCGATGGCGGTCCGCATGGCGTCCGTCCCGAAGATGGTTTTCAGCGCGTCCTGCTTGGCAACGTCGTTCAGGCCCGACACCTTGTTGCGCAGTTCCTCGGCGATCGCGCCCAGCCCCTTGGCATTGCCGGAGGCGTCGAAAAATTCGAGGCGAAGATCCTTGATCATCTTCGTCGCCTCTTTGCTGTTCCCCGACAGCGAGGTCAGGAACGTCTTGTAGGACGTGCCCGCGTCCGATCCGCTCGCGAAATATGATGCCGTTGCGGCAAGCGCGACGTTCAAGTCCTCGAAGCTGACCCCCAGACCGCCCGCAACACCGCCGGCCTGACCGATCGCCAGTCGATAGTCATCGAACCCCATCTTCGACACGTCCAGCGCGCCTGAAACGCGATCGACGATGCCGGGAAGGTCGGCACTGCTCTTGCCGAACTGGGCCACGACATCGGTCGTGAGGTCAGCCGCACCGGCAAGGTCGGTCTGACCCACAACCGCGAGCTTTAATGCCGATGCCAGCCCCCCATTCAGGATCGCGGCCGCCGACATTCCGTTCTTGGCGAGCATCTCGACCGCTCCGGCCGCCTCGATCGAACTACGCCCCATGGCGGGGCCGAGCTTCATCGCGGCATCCGACAGCTTGCGCAGCTGGTCCGATGACGCATCGAGCATCGCTGCGCGGACACGGTTCATGGCACTTTCGAAGTCGGCCGCCGTATCCTTGGTGCGCTTACCAATCAGCGCGATCGGCACGGTGATCCCTGCGGTCATGGCGACGCCCGCACGAGCCACCTTATCACCGACGGCGGCGACCGATTCACCCGCCTTGACCATCGCAAGGTTGATGCGATCGGCGGCACGCTCGACGGCGCTGCCCATCCGGTCCGTGGATCGCTCCAGGTCCTGTTCGGTCCGCTTTGCACGGGCGCTGGCGGCCTTCATGCCGCTCTCGAACGCAGCATCCTTAACGCTCATCGTCGTGACGAGCGATGCCAGAAGCTGCTGCATTCCCAGACCCCTTCATTCAAAACGAAGGGCGCCGCACTCGCGACGCCCTTGCAGGTTATTTGCTCGGTAGTGGCGACGAACCCGGCCTGTGCCGCTCCACCAACCTGATCGTCATCGGCACGCCAGCGGATCGCATTGTTTCGAAAACCGCCAGCTGCTCCATGGGTGTTTGACGCCCGCGCTTTTCTTGGCCGAGCATCGATTTTGCGTAGTGCGGAAAGGCGAGTAGCCGTTCCTGCCGGGCGAACCGTTCGGTCGCCCAAGCCCCATACAGTACCCGTTCTCGATCGCGGCGCAGGGCATCACCAGCACCCCGCATGGCCGACCCGTACGTCGCCTGACATTGGTCCCAGAAAGATGACGGCGAGTGCCCCGCCGCCACCCATGCCCGCTCTAGGGCCTCCCAGTCCGTTGGCGCGTACGGGTCGACGACTTTTTTGGCGCGGGGCCACCTTCTTCGACGGCACGATCGGCCGCCGCCGCGATGGCGGTGCCGATGATTTCGCCGAACCGCTTGAAGCCCAAGTCGTCGATAATGTCGTTGACCTCGGCCATACCGGTTCCCGGATGGTGCTTGGCAAGACCATGAAGCGCGAACGACCGAAGCGTGCCGATCCGCAGACCGCGAGCTGCAGCGGCCATCTTTGCTTTGTCGTCGACATCGGCCAGCCCGACCGAAGGCATCGCGTCCTGAAGGATCGCAAAGAACCCCTTGTCGTACTCCTCTTCCAGCCCGCACTGGGCCGCTGTTCCAATGAACAGCGTCCAGCGCTTGCCCAGGGCGTCGAACGGAACCTGACCACGCATTACGCGGCGGCCGGCGCAGCGTCAGCCAGCGCCGGAAGCTGCGCGCCAGCCTTTTCCTCGGTCGCGCCCGTGAAGCGGACGTTGACCGTCTGCGTCATGCGATCACCGATCGGCACGGCACGTCCCCGGCTTTTCACGATCAGGAAGCCGTCGATCACCCACGACTTGTCATCGGGGGCCGGGACGATCGCGCGATACGGGCGGACCTTGCCGTCGTTGTGCGCGCCGCGGATCAGCACATCGGTCGGCGATCCCGGAATGTAGTTGAGGGTGATCGTACCTTCGCCCGGCTCGATCATGCCCGCCTTGTATTCCTTGCGCTTTTTCGGCGACTTGAAATGCGTGACCTCGACGTCGTCCGCCGTTTCCTCGGCGAACGGGATTTCGGTGACCTCATCCAGTTCGACCAGCGTCATCGATGCGTCGCCCAGCCAGAATTCGGTGCCGTAGCCGATCTGGGCTTCGCTGTTGCCGTTATCATCAGCCATTAATTTGCTCCTAGGTTAGGCGTTGTGCCAAAAATTGATTTCGACGCTTTCGCGGAATATTTCGGGGCGAAGCCGCATGTCCGTCCCTTGTTGGTCAGCCGAGCCACCGCGCGCGTTGGAAATTTCCGCACGCTGGAACCGGACGCCGCCGATGTTCGCCGGCAACGCCAGGGCGGCAATCAGCGCCTCACGAAGCATTCGCGCTTCCGTCGCTGTCCGCGACAGAACATCGATCTGGACCATCGTTGGGCGTGAGGACTGAAAACCCTTGAAGTGCTTCGGCCGCGGGTCCGCCACGACCTGCATCGAAATTGCCGGCGCGCCGGCCAGACGCCGGCCCCACGCGATCTGATCGCCGACCAAATCCGCTACGGAGGCGATGCTACGCACCCGCGCCTCCACGGCATCCTCCAAGGTCATTCGGCAGCCTTGCGCACGGCGACCGCGAGGGCGGCGACGGTGACCCGCCCCGCTTCGTCCCGGCGACCCTGAATGGCCGGCCGCATAAACGGTTGCGCGATGTGTCGGGCGGTACCGAATTCGACAAATTTGGCGTAGTAGACATCGCCATCGTCAGTCGATCCGACCGGACCGACATAGACGGATACGCCGCCTTCCACGCCCGGTCGACCATACAGCCGTCCGTCTCGATCATCCGTCACAGCGATACTGTCGCGCAATGCACCGGTGTCGACCGGTGCCAGGCGCTTTGCTTCATCGGCGATCACCTGCGCGCCCTCACGCAATGCCTGCCGCACAACCGCTTCGGGCAGCCCTTGCGCCAAACGAGCCAGTTTGCGGTTGAGGTCGCGGAAGCCGGTAACCTTCACGCTCACGCTACCGGCTCCGCAAGCATGATCCACGACAACCCTTCGACATCGATCTGCGGCTCTATCGACACGGCGAAGCGTTCACTGCCGATTATCATGACGTCGCCGATGGCTGGCTGCATGACATCGCTTCGGCGCACCTCGAAGGTTTCCGTCTGCACATCGATCTGGAACCCGGCGAACCGCTCGATCTGGTCAGGGCGGCTGCGAATGATCCTCACCGGGACCGGCGGCAGTGTGCCGCCGCCGGCCCGATAGTCCGCCGCCACGGACCCCGGCGCACGAAATTGCGCGTCGATCGCCATGACGAACGGGTCCACGTTACGCGACCTGACCGGTCAGCAGCACGCGGCCGACCACGTCACCGGCCGCCTGCGACTGACGCGCCACGCCGATGAACGTGTTGCCGCCGGCCGTGCTGGTGACGTTGCGTGCGGTGTTGTCCCAATACAGCTTGGTCGTATCGGCGACCCACGCCTGACCGGTCGCCTTGGGGAGGTCCCACACACCGATCCGCCGGGCTTCGACCGGCGCGCCCTGCGCTGCTGCTGCGAGCGCGACGGCGAAGATCGCGCCGCTGAGCAGGCCGGCACCACTGGCAACGGGATACGGGGCGAGAACCGTGATGGTTTCGCCGGGGTGGATGAAGTTACGGGCCATCGGGGTTTACTCCTGCGAAGCCGCGCGGCGGCGCGGCCGGGGTGCATCGTTCTCGACCGGCGCGGCGGCCTGCGGAGCGATTTCGGACTGGTGCGGGTTTTCCGGCTCGGCCGGCTCGGACGCGGCATCGCCGCTTTCGATCTTGTCGACCGGCACCGTCTTGTTCGCCTTCGCGGTGAAGTCGTCGGTAACGTCGACGGCAGCCTTATCCGCGATCAGGCGGGCGGCGGCGTCATCCTCGACGTGCAACACCCCTTCATGCGGATGACGCAGCTGACCCGCGACATGCGCCGCCGTCAGCAGGGAAATGAACTTCATGGCATGTTCTCCTGAAACGACACGGGCGGCACGAAGGCCGCCCGGTCGGGATACGATGATGATCGGTGGTGTTAGCCGGCCGCGCCCGGCTGCTTGTACGCCGACCGCCAGTTGACCGCGCCGACGCCGTAATCGTGGCGCACCTTCCACTCGACGCCGTCCGTGCGCCATCCATCCTTGCTGTCGGTGAACGGCTCGGTTTCCCCGTTGAGGAACACGACCTCGATCGCGGGAGCGACATCGGGATCGGCGAACGCATAGTACGCGTTGCCGGTCAGACGCGGGGAGTCGACGATGTCTTCGAACAGACCGGCGACGATGTTCGGACGTTGCAGCTTGTTCACCGCGTCGGGATCATACTGGCTGCCGTTCAGGACCTTGGCCGCCCCGGACAGAGCCAGCGCCAGCAGCAGGACCGACGGGCGGATGTCGAGGAATTCAGCGCCGCTGACATCCTTCTGCGATGCCATCGCGACACGGATCGCATCGAACGCCGCGACGGACGGCGCAGCCCCGGCAGCCGCCAGATTGCCATGGTTGGCATGGAACAGCGGAATGCCGTCGTTCATCAGCGGGTTGCTGTTGAGCAGCGCGAACACGTCGATTTCGATCGTGAGCTTGGCCGCCCGGCCCAGGTCGACCGCCAGCCCCGAGAACACTTCCATGTCGTCGTTGACGATCGCCTGCCGCGAGAGGTTGATGATGTTGCCCTTGGTCGAGGCGGTGATCGCTTCCTTCGCCAGATCGGGGATCGGCTTGTTTTTGAATTCCCCCGACTCATTGACGTTGTCGAGCGCACCGAACGAACCCCGCAGATACCGGCTATGCGGCCGGAAATCGGTGACCGTGCCAGTGCCGCAGAACCGCGACCACGTGTCCGGCGTGGTGGCATATGCCGCCTGAAGGATGCGATGAACGGCGGTTTCGAACAGCACGGGGAAATCGCTGCCGGTCTGGGTAATAACGGCGGCCTGCGAGGTCATCGCCTGTTTCACGATTTCGCTCGGATCGCGGGTCGTGATATTGACGCCCAGGTTGCTGAGCGATTCACGCGCCAGATCGACGTTGCGAACTCCGCGGAACTCACCCGGATCGATCTTGACCTTTTCCCCCTTCAGGGCGGCGGCACGCTCGACCAGCTTGTCGACGCCGGCCTTCACCAGAATCCAGTTCGTCGCGCCTTCCCGAAACTTCTCGCGCTGGTCGAGCGTCACGCGTGCCGGCGAACTGTGACCGATGTTCTGCGCGTCATCGCCTTCGGCAAGCTTGTCGAGGATCTTGGTCCGCGCCTCCGTCAGCGGCGTGCCGGCATCGACCAGGCCGTCGATGAATTCGGTCGACAGCCGATGCTTGGTGCCGAGCGCCCGGATCGTACCGACGCGGGTACGCTCGGCGGTCACTGCATTCTGCACGTCGGCCGTGGTCAGGGCGATGGTCGACGTTTCGGTCGTGTTGGAGTTCGACAGCGCCAGAGCGCCGGACTTCGGCAGGGCGTCGCACGCATCGAGCGCAATGGCCGAAGCCGAGATACGATCGATTTCGGCCTGCGTGCCGCCTTCCTGCTGGAACTTGGCAATGGCGGCTACCAGCGCCGCCCGGGTCTTGTAGAGGTCCATCGTGTTCTCCTGTGGACATGGTGAATCGGCGGGAGCCGTCCGGGGGGTCCGCAACACCGCCTTCGCGGAAATCAGCGGGGTGTTATCGGGCACCTTGCGGAACCCGAATGCGGTGACGTTGGCAGCCGCGGCGATCGTGACCGCGCTGCTGATCGAGGTGACGAAGTTCTGCGCCAGCGCTTCCGTGGCGGTCAGCCACGTCTCTTCGTCGAGCATGGGGATGAGCTGGTCCGCATCCAGACCGGTTTGCGCCGCATAGATGCCGACCAGCTGGTCGCGGATGCGATCGAGCTTGTCCGCCGCCCGCCGCAGTTCGTTGGCATCGCCGCAGGCGCAGTCCCACGGATTGTGGATCATCATCAGCGCGTTGTCGGCCATGATGATCTCGTCGCCGGCCATCGCCAGCACCGAAGCCATGGACGCTGCCAACCCGTCGATATGGGTCGTAACGGCGCGGCCTTTCTTCTTTTCGCGAATGATCGCGTTGAAGATCGCCAGCCCCTCCATGACGTAGCCGCCCGGCGAATTGATGCGGATGTCCAGCGCATCGTCGCCATCCGAAATCAGTGGGACGAGCGTGTTCGCATCGAGACCGTCCCAGCTGTCGCCGACGATCCCGTAGATCAGGATTTCTGCCATTTTACGCCTTTCGTTGTGCCGTCGGGTCGCTCTCGGCCGGATTGCCAACGGCAGTGACGCGGCGGGGGTCGCAGTCGAAGATCAGACCCAGTTCATCGAGCTTCTGAGCATCGGTCTTCCATTCGGCCAGGAAGGTATCGGGGTCTTCGCCGCGGCGGCGCGCAGCTGCCGAAATGGTATCTTGCCCGGAGCGGATCGCGTCGCGGGTTGCCTTCACTTCCTCGGCCGGATTGATCATCTCGCGTCCGGGGGGCGTCCAGCGCACCTCCACGCCCTCGACGTTCTCACCGACCATTGCGAGCGCTTCGATCATCCAGCGTCCCACCGAGCCGCAAAACTGTGGGATGAACATCAACCACTGCCAGTTCGCCAGCGACCGCTGGTATTCAAGCCAACCCATGCGGCCGCTTGAAAAATTGACGTTGGACAGGTCGCCGGTCAGCGCCTCGTACGGCGTGCCCAAGCCGGCCGCGATGGCGCGCAAGGAAACCCGCGAATATTCAAGGTAGCCATCGACCTTCGGCGGATCGGAGAACTCGATTTTCTGGCCGTTGGGGAGGTGACTGATCGTACCCGGTTCGACAAAATCAAGCGCCGGGAAGTCGCCTTGCGGTTCGTCGCTGCCGATCAGGGGCGAGGCCGCACCCTCTTCGCCGCCATACACGAACCCGGCAAACGCGGCCGAAATCTTCTGCCGGGTCAATTCGGCGTCTTCGTAATCGGCGAAATCTTTCATGCGGAGGATGACAGGTGCAAACCATGTTGCGCCATGCTCCATCTCCGGCCGGTCGGCCCGAAAGACGTGCGCGATGTTCTCTGCCGCTACGAACGTCGACGACGATGTCGACGCCGCGCGACGGCGTGCGCCGGGATGGCGGCCGTAGACCCAGTATCCCTCGCGGCGGCCGATCGGACTGAACTGAATGCCGTGGATGGTGTATCCGGCATCAACGCCGGGCGCAGCGGGTAATGGCCCATCTTTGCTCATGTCGAGATAGTCGGTTTCCAGCACCTGAAGCTGGAACGGCAGCGGCAAGCGATCAGCCGCACGCCGCCAGCGTCGCCGCAACAACACGCCACCGCCTTCGACAATCGTCCGCGCCGCCTGCAGCTGCATCCCGTACAGGTCATGCCGGCCCGACGCGTCGCATTGGCTGGTATCGAAGTGACGACGCGCAATTGCATTCAGTCGATCGTCGACCACGCCATTGCGATAGACCTGAAACGTGATCCCCGTCCCGATCATGTTGTTCGCGATGGTGGAGACGCCCCGCGCAGCGAAGGGGTTATTGCGCACCAGGTCGCGGGCGATCCCGCGCAACGCCATCGCCACGACGGGCGACAGTTCCGCATTGGCGTCCAACTGGGTCCGCCGCCAGCCCGCCGACCGCCGCCCATGGGTCGCGCCATCATATTCGGCGCGTGCGCCACGGCCGCGGGCAATACGCTTCGGCACCGAAACCGGCGCGGCCTGCACCGGGCGACCGAAAAAGCGCGCGAGAAAACCGGGGGTCGCCATCCGCCTTACAGCCCGTTCTTGTAATACGGCACGCGACGGCGAACGACACCGGTCCGCGCCTCGGTCTGCATCCGCAGGGCGGCTGCGATCACAGATTCGGCTTTCAGCATATGGTCGGCCGACTGATATTCAGTGCGGCGCCCATCGGCGAACGTAACCGAGCGGATGCCCGTGGAGATCGCGGCGCGGATCGCCGTCAGGTCAGCCTCCGTCCATGCCATCTGCTATCTCCTCTTCGGTCCAAACGGGTTGCTTTTACCCGGCACGCGAGGCGCGGCGGGTCGTGGTTCCGGGCGGCTCTCAACCTGCCGCGCCGCGGCGGCGGCATTCGCAACCGCCCGTGCGACCGAAGGCGTCAGCAGGTCACCCTGCCGATCGTCCGTCGGTGCGTACCTCTCGGTTTTTAGGCGTGCCCAGTCGGCGTCGCTGAGCGTATCGAGCATCAGCTTTTCCTGCGCCGCGACATTGTACACGCGACAATCGAGCCAGTGGTTCTGTCGACCCGCGAGCGGCTTCCAGGTCCGTCGTGGATTGCCGTTCACCGTCTCTGTAACGATCGTCTCGGACGTTACCTGCTCGAAATAATCATCAGGCAAGTCGACGTTGAAGTGCGTGCGGCCGCGAGCCGCTACGATCGCGCCGTCGCTTTCCTCTTCCGCCGCCTTCAGAGTGGTCCGAAGGAAGCCATACCACGCCAGTTTGATGCCGAACGTACCGACGATGTACGCCTTGTCCTCGGCTCTTTTGCTGGCGCGCCCGGCGTTTCGTCCCTGTTGCTCGTACCGAAGATTTTCGCCACGCCCCAAGATCGGCAGGTTCCAGCCAGCCCGGCCGAATACTGCCAGGCGGTTGGGGTGCGCCCGACAGAAGGCTTCGGCCGCTTCCGTGTTGTATCCCGCGTCACAGCAGATTTGATCGATCGGATAGGATCGACCACCGGGGTAGATCATGGGGCGCCGGGCGTAGCGATCCAGTTCGATCCAAGCCCCTTCGCCGCGAACGTCGGTCGGCCCGGGGATGAACCGCGCATCCAGCGTCCAGCTTTCCGCGTTAGGCCCCCATCCGACCAATTCGACGTAGACGCCATCGCCCTGGACGTCGATGCCAAGCGTCACGACCAGCACGCCGGCCGGCATCATCGCAGCCTGCCGCACACCCCATCCCTGCTCACGCAGATCGCGCAGCTTCTCATAGTCCGGGGTTCCACCCTTCAACTCGAATTCGAACCCATGGACCAGATTGGTCCATGCCTTCATCTTGTTGAGGTCGCCGAGCGATGCGACGAATTCGATCGCCATATCTGCCCACGTCTGGAACGACGAAATGATGCCGGTCAGGTGGAAGCCCCGCTTCACACTGGCCGGCATCCGCCCACGGGCAGCTTGAAAATCCTCCTCACTCAATACGCGGGCGATCTTCTCCCCCGCGATTTCATCGGACAGCCAGCCATCGGGCAGCTTCATGCCGCCTTTCTGCCAATGCTCGATATGATCGAAGCCGCAGCAAGGCGGGATCAAATGCGCCTGATCGGGCGCACCATCCGGCCAATGTATGTCGCCCCATTCAGGAACGAACCTGCTGCCGCACTCCGGGCATTTCAGATAGAAGCGCCGACGATCGGACGCGGCATAGGCCCGTCCAATCTTGCTGGTGCCCTTGATCAGCGGAGTGCTGATCTTGAGCCGCTTCGATAAACCCTGTCGTTTCCAGACCTTCAGTCGCTGGTCGACCATCGTCTCCGGGGAACCCTGCCCCTCGACGTCGTCAGGATACTGGTCGAGATCGTCCTCAACCGCGTAGCGAACGGTGCGCTGCCGCAGCGACGCCGCCGATGTGGCACCGGCTAGCAGCACGAACCCGTTTGACCGCGCGAACCGGATTTTGCCTTTGGTCGACCCATCGCCGTCCGCCGTGCCCTGCGCCCGGATCGTGCCACCACGCGCCGGGTTCAGCTTGGGCGTGGCCTCGACCATCGGCCAGAACTTCTCCGCCGCCCATGCCAACGCGGCGGTCAGCGTACCCTGCACGAACAGCATCGGCCCCGGCGCGAGATCGGACACGAAGCCGATCCAGTTTTCAGCCGAAGCCGAACCGCCCGACTGGGCGCACTTGATGATGGATGCTTCCTCGCACGGGTCCTCCGGCGTGAGAGCATCCATGATCTCGACCAGTTCGGGCGCCGTCTCGTGCCGCCAAGGCCCCGGAATGGGATCGTCGTCGGCAAAACGCCGATTGGAACTGGCCCACTCCGAAACCTTCATGCGTCGGGGCGGCCTGAGGCCGGAGGCCATCGCCCGGTCAAGCGCCTTAACGTTCCCCTGCAACGCGTCGCCAGCAGTGCTGCCGAAGCGTTGATAGTCGAACACGCTCACTCCTGCGCCAATTGTTCCGCGACCTCGGCCTCAAGGGCCGCCTCTTCCACCGTGGCGTCGTCGGCGACCAGCGCACCACGCTCGACATCGTCGGCCAACTGGGCGAACACCCGGTCGATTTCCGTGATGCCAAGGGCCATGACTGCGCGGACGTCGCGCTCGGCAGCCAACCGTTCGGAGATTGCCCGCCACATGGCGTGCATTCGTTCGCGAGCAACCCGACCCATCTCGGCCGCCCTTCTTTCCAACTCGACGCGCGGAGCAAGATCGCCGGCATCGCGGGCATTCTTCATGCGCCGCTCGACCAGCTGCTCTTCGGCAAGTTCGGTACGCACCAGTGCGGCACTTCGCACCGCTAGACGAGGATCACCCCCTTCCTCTGCTGGCTCGACAACTGCCGCGTTCAACGGCAGCCCGCCGGTTGGTCGACCGCGCATAGGATCGACGCGGGCATTTATCCGCGCGTCGGTCCGTTCGACGTCGACTTTGATTGCGCCGGTCTCCGGGCACTCGCCCATCACCAGCAAACCCTTCTTCGCCCAGTTCGACACGGCCGATTTGCCGACGCCACGATGCGAGGCGAACTCGCCTTTCGTTAGCAGCGTCATGACCAGCCCCGTTCAAACGCGTGAACCGGTTCAGTTCACGAAGTTCATAATGCGAAAACGCCCTTGAACACCGAAACGCCGCGCTAAGCCCCACCCCGGACTTCGAGGAAGCCGGGAAGGACCCAAAGGGGGGGCGGCATAGCGGGGCGATTACCCCGCCGGGCACGAAAAAAAATCCCTCTGTGCGGACGGATGCGGTCTAGGGCACCGGCGCCCCCTGGACTTTTCACCCCCCCCCCCGGCCCCGCCGGGTCAGCGGTCGCCGCGCCGCTCCTGCCGTTGCTTCCGGCTGTCGTGGCACGGCTTGCACAGGGTCCAGAGGTTGCCGTCGTCCCAGAACACCTCCTCATCCCCGCGGTGCGGCTCACGATGGTCAGCGACGAGCTGCGAAGTGTCCGCCTCGACCCGGCCGCAGCCCGGCCATTGGCAGGTGAACAAATCGCGCGTCAGCACGACCCATCGCTTCGCCTGCCACCGCGCCGTCTTGTACCAGCGCCGCCAGTCCTGCCGGTCCCGGTCCGCATCATATGCTTGCCGCCCCGAAGGCGCGGACAGCTTCGACCGAAGCGACGACAGTCTTGGCTTGAGCGTGGTCAGCTTCACCATGGCACAACGCGCAACGCCCCGCCGGACCGAAGCCAGACGGGGCGTTGCGAGGTTCAGGGAGGAAGGGGTTACTGTGCCGTACCCGAAGGCCCGTCCCAGCATGACGGGAAATAGCCGATTTAGACGGCCAATGTGGACACCCTATATTTGCACGTCGGTCGATATACCCCCTTGACCACCTGTCGGGCGCAGAAACCCTTGGTTCGCGCGCTGGCAGGCCCGCCCGAGCGCCCGCGTGTACCGCTTGCGCAGCCCCTCGGCACCATGCGTCAGCCCCATCGGCCGCCGCAACCGGAGCCACGGCACCTGCTTATCCCCGCGCGCGAGGCACCCGATCGCAAGCGCAACCAAACGCCGATCGTCGTCGGCCACCGCGCGGAGCCAGTCGAACGCCTGCTCCATTCCGGCCACCTCGTCACGCGTGGCCGCTGCGGTGCGCAGCTTGACGTCCGAACTGGCGAGGTCGCCGCCCCGTGCGTCGTAATCACCCGCCGACGTCTCGCGCAGGATTTCCGGCCATGCCGATTGCACCCGCTGCCAGCCAGCCTCCCGGTCGGGGAGACGCCACGACACCCGCACCGCCTCCACCAACCGCGCCTCTATTTCGTCGAAGGACAGCAGGCTTCCGGCACCGGAAGGATCGAAATCGACCCTTCCGGGTCCGTCAGACAGGTTAGTCATTGGAAAATCACCATTTTCTAAAATGGATGGAAGGATTGGAAGGATTGGAAGTGTTTACGATTATATTCGCCGTGCGCCCGCCTGCGCGCCCGCACTCACACCAGAATGTCACGGCGACCCTTCCGACCCTTCCGAAGGCGCAGAAATCCTCGCGTTTTCCCTTCCGGGAACCTTCCGACACCCTTCCGAACCGGAAGCATCACGGCTCGATATCGTCATCGTCGTCCGCCCTCCGTTGCTGATCGCCGTCACCGTGATCAATCACGCGACCATGCTCATCGACAAAGTCGGAGGGCGTCTTGACCAGCTTGAGGTCGAGCCACTGGATGCCGTCTGACGCCTTCTTTTTCCAGCCCTTATCGGTCATGGCCTTCGAAAAGCCCTTCTGCTTCCACTCCGTCTCACCGGCCGCTTTCGACCACGCGACGAACACGTCGTACAACACCGACGATTGTACCCGGCTTCCGACCACGCGTTCGGTGCACAGGTTGAGGAACCGTGACAGCGGGTCGCTATCCTCGCGGTACTGTTGCGTCGCCGTCGCCACTGCCTGCGGCTCGACCAGACCGCGCGTCAGCCAGTCGAGCATCCCGCGCACGATGTGGTTCAGCACGCCAGGCGCTTCCGCCCGCAGCTTCGCCGGCAGCTGCTCGTCCCGATCCTTGTCCTCGACATGGGCATCCCACATCACCAGCTTGAGCCGCCGCCAGATGCCCTCATCGGTGCCGGGCACGTCCGGCCGGTAATTCCCGCCGATGAACAGCTTGAATAGCGGCGTGAGGTCGAAGAACCCGCGATGCAACGCACGGACCGCCATCGGCTCCCCGCCGGTCGCGGCCTTGATCAGCGCTTCGTTAAGCTTTGCCCCGCGCTCCGGTTCGGATGCCCGCAGCAGCCGCACACCGCCCAGTCGCGCCAGATCGGGCGAGGCCTGCTCCCCGCGCTTCTTGATCCCCTGATCCAGAAACGTCTCGATCCCGATCGTGCCGGCATAGTCGCCCAAGACATGCGCCCACAGGTCGATCGTCGTCGACTTGCCGTTCGCGCCCAGCCCGTACCAGAACCACAGTTTCTGCTCGCTGGTATCGCCGCTGGCACCATAGCCGGCGCATTGATGCAGGTATCGCCGCATCTCTTCGTCGGGCTGCGCCCAGATCAGGAAAGCGTCATAGACCGGGCTGGCGGCATCGGGATCATATTCGACCGGCGCCAGCTTCGTGTTCAGATCGTCGCGACGGTGCGGGCAAAGCTCGACCCCGGCCGATCGCGTCCCATCGGGCAGCCGCTCGCGCGCGAACCGCAGCGTCCCGTTCATGACGTTGATGGCATAGGGGTCGACGTCGAACGCCTCGATCGGCACGGTCAGCCAGCGCCGGGACAGATTGGCGATGGCCTGCGGCTTGCCCGCGACCTCGCTTTGCCGGCCGAACACCCGGATCATTGACGAATGGAGGTGCCATTCCTTCCCCTTCGCGCGCCAGTGATCGAGCCCGTGAAGGTTGTCACTCTCCAGTTCCAACGTCCGCTGCTTCTCGCTGCCGGTCAGCTGGTACTGGACGCCGGTATCGGCGACGACCTGCCCCTCCGTCTGGATCGCGCGGACCGTCTCGAACACCGCAGCGACGACCTCGGCCGGCGCGATGTCTTTTTCCTGATCCAGCACCTTCCACCGCCGGCCGTCCCAGCCCAGCCAGCCTTTGGCCGTCGTGAACCGGTAATCGGCCCCGTACCGGGCAAAGAACCGCTCGGCGATGCCGAAGTCGGTCAGCGGGAAGCCAGCGCATTTGATCGTCAGCAGGATCGGCGTGGCGTCGAACCCGCGCGCTACGCCATCGCCCAATGCCCGGTCGATATCGTCCGGCTGTACGTCCGCGATCGTCTCGCATCCTGCCCACAGCGCCTCGGCCGCCTCGACTTCGTCCAGCAGCCCCGCGCCGACCCGGCGCCCGACCGAGAAGGCTAGCCGGGTGGCCGCATCTTTAGTGCGCTCGATATGTTGGATACGCCGCTCTAACCATGCGGCAGAGACAGCGCGCAACCTCGCCCGGTCCGCCGCCCCCAGCGCTTGCTGGCAATCGACGCTTCCAACCCGGAAGGGTGCGTTTTCCTCTCGCCCAGCGGCGACGGGGGGCGGCGCGGACGCGGCAGGGCGAGAAGGTGCGGATTGCCGCTGCCCTTTCCGTTCCTGACGGGAACGCGATGATGCCACGACCTCTGCGAGGTCGCGAGGTTGCTGGAACCCGGCTGTCCATCCGCTCTCGATCGTGGCCGACAGCTGCCGATCGTCATCGTTGCCCGGATTGGCCCGCGCCGCCGCCTCGACGCACGCCCGCGCGAATCCTTCGTCGATCGCGCCGGCCGCGACCAGCGTCGCGACCTTGAACACGCTGCTGTTCAGCTGCGCGTTGCGGTTGCCGCTGGCGGCGTTGCGGATGTCACGACATTCCGCCTCGACCGCGACCATGGCATATTTGCGGACATCCTCGGACACGTCGACCGCCGCGATAGGCGCCGCCCCGGAACGCGGACGTGCCGGCGACTTCGCCCGCGCGCCACCCGCCTTCACCGCCCGTTCGCGCAGCACACGCTCCAGCGACGCCGGAAGCGGTGCGATCGCGTCGGCATCGGCCCAATCGCCCGCCGCCCAGCGATAGGCACCAGGCGCTTTCTTGCCGCCGGTTTTCAGGTCGCCGACACGCTCCGATGGCGGCGCGATGACATAGCCGCCATGTCCGCGCACATCGACATGCAGGGGCAGGTTCCCCCGGTTTCCGATCGGCTCCCCGGCCGCCATGCGAAACCAGTGATGCTCACCGCCGCTCGGCGTTGTCGATACCAGCGTCGCCGGCAGCGCTTCACCCATTTGCACCGTCAGCGCGGCCTTCAACCGCTCGACGCTCCATTCCTCGCGCGTGACCTCGCCCGTCTCTTCGTCGACCAGTTCATCGACGCGCGGATCGAAATCGATATGCAGCAGCCCGCTGGCACCGGAGTTCAGCCCGATCTGCGCGTTCGGCCACTTCCGCCACCAAGCCTCGATCTGGGCGGCGTCGCAGGTCGCCTTGTGCAGGCCACCGGTATTCTTGATGATTTCGCCGTCATCGTCCCGATCGCCAACGACCAGCGGCCGCCCGTTCTGGACGTTGCAGGGAAATACGGCCCAGCCCCGGCGCGCAAAAGCAATCGCTGCCTGCCCCATGGGCGACAGCGTCGACACGGTACTCACGCGGACGATACCCCCGAAAACTGAACGGCGGGCGCTTTGAAAACGCGGCCCACCAACGCGCGACGGGACACAGCCCGGCGCAAAGCGGTCATGACGGCGCGTCGAACAGTCCGGCCGGGCGCGCGGGCTCCAGCACGTCGTATCGCGTGCCCAGCCCCGCGCAGCCGCGATCCCAGACACACCACACGACCTCCATCGTCGGTGCGCCCATCGCGAGAAAGTCCGGCCGCCAGTTCAGCGCATAGACGCGCTGCGGCGGATGCAGCCGATACAGCGGCGTCCGGGTCGAGGCGTGCCAGAAGGTCGCCTTCAACACCAACGCGCACCATGCGACATCGAGGTCGCCCAGTAGATGCCGGATCATCGCTTCGGCCAGCGCGAACGGTGGATTCGTCACAACGACCTGACCCAGTCGCCGCCGAGCGGTCAGAAGATCCTGCTGCCGCACGTCGTGCGCCGGGTCGGCGACCAGATCGGTCGCGACGACCCTGAACCCTGCGCCGCGCAACTCGGCGACGATCGCCCCGCCCCGCCCACACGGCTCCCACACCGGACCGCCGTTGCAGGCCGCGCGCAGGCTATGCGCCTCCCGTGCGATCAGCGCGCGCGTGACCTCGGGCGGCGTCGGATAAAAGTCGTTACCGCGCCGCTCGGTCATCGACCGCGACGATCGCCCGCCGGCCATAGCCGCACCCAGCCCGACCGGCGAACCGGGCGCAATGGCGGGTTCGGGGAACAGACTGGTCATGTCAGTCCGCCGCCGCTTCGTGATACGCGGCTAGCAACGCTGGCACTGCCGCACCGAACCGGGTCCCACCATGCGCGGCGGCGTGCGCAGCAAAGGTAGCGAGCCGTTCGTCTTGCGACCGTTCCGCGATCAGCATCGTCAGCAGGCCGGCGGCGCCCCCGCCCTCGGCTGCGAGGACGCCGCCGATCGCGACGAACAGCGTGGCATGCGCCGGCAGCACCTGGTTGTAATAGCTCTCCGCCAGCACTTTCGCGGCGAGGCGCAGCCCCTTGTCACCATGCACCCGGTGGTAACCGCGCAACGCGCCGACATTGCTGACTTGCCCCGGTTTCAGCAGGGCCGCGTTCCGCTGCCCGGTAATCGACAATCCCGCATCGCGCACGATCCGGTCGACCGCAACCGCGGCTTCCTCGCCCGCCGCGACGGCGGCGCGGAACAGCGCGAACGGCGTCAGCGCGTTCCGCTGGCGGTTCAGCTTCACGAATTGCCCAGCCTCGCCATCGGCGCCGGTCGAATCGATGACGACACACGGCAGCAGCGGGATATCGCCGCGAACCTTCGCCGCCGCCCAACGATGCTGCCCGTCGATGATGAACAGCCCGCCATCTGCGCGCTTCGCGATCACCAACGGCTGACACAGCGACCATTCCCAACGCTGCGCGATCGAGCGGACAAGCGCCCTCCCCCGATCATCGATGTCACGCTGATAGGTCGCATCAACCTGCAACTGGATGGGCGCGCAATATTGCAGGACCGGCATGGTCCCGCGCGCTTCCTCGATAGACACAATCGACCCCATTACCGCCTCCCGTCCCGGCACGGCGCACAGTGACCGCCAACCAGTCGCGGCATGTTCTCGCCGCATTTCTCGCACTCACCTGCAACGCCAGTTGGTACCGGCATCCGCGCGGCGCGAAGGCTGCAAGCGAAATGTTGATCCGTCAGGATTGCGGCATGGTCAGCGGCGTCAGCCACAGGACGCCTCCGATGCCGGGCCGTTCATGCCGCGCATAACGTCTCTCCAGTTTCCAGAATTTTGATTGTCCGGCGTCCGTCGTTGCCTGTCCGGGCGATCTCGACTGTCACCAGCCCGGCGCCCTGCAACTGCCCCAGCGCGGCGGTGATGCGGTGGCTGGGCACGCCGCCTAAAGCCGCCGCTAGCTGGGGATTGGTGGGGCACGAGAGGCCACGCGCCGCCACCGCCTCCAATAGGTCGAGCAGTTCGATGGCGAATGTCGGCACCTTATCGATGGCGGTCGTCGCGATCGTGATCGGCTTCGACGTGCGGGTGGCGATGAAATCGAACACCGACGCATCGGTCGCATTACGCGACTGATTGATCTGGATCGAACCGGCACGCGATAGCAGCCGTGCCCGCTCGGCCAGCGACCCGCCCACCCGCGCCGCGCGGGCGTAAATGCAGCGCCCGCCGGCACCGGTCGCCATCGCCCACGACGACAGCGCATTCGGCGAACAGGCGAACAGCCCGTGCATCCCCGCCATCGGCTCCAGCACGTCGATCGGTCGATGCGAAGCGACTGCGAACCCGATCATGCCGCCCTCCGGAACATCCGCGCCGGCACCGGGTCGCCCCAGCGCCCCAGCGCGGCGACCGACCAGTCACGCGCTGCGACCGCATCGCCCGTCGCCAGCGTGATCGCCCATCGATCGTCGGCGCCGGGGATCAGCTCGCCCGAAATCAGCCGGTCCAGCTTACCGGCATCGATGCCGGCGTTGCCCATCGCCCGGATTGATCGCACGGCCGGCACCGACAACAGCCACGCCGCCAGACGGCGCGCACCCTCGTTCGGCACCCGCGCGGGCAGGAACAACCGCTTCATGCTTGCTCTCCCATGATCAGCGCCAGTTCGGCGTCCATCCGCATCGCGACGCGCACCAGCTGCTGCACTTCGTCGCGTGCCTTCCGCGCCTCGGCAGCGCACAGCCGCCCATCGGCAAGGCCCAGACACAGCGCGTTCGTCAGTTCGCTGCTCTCGCGCGACTGCGCAGCCAGCAGCGTAAGCAGGTCGGCACCGCTCGCCGCCGTTCCCGGCACGGCAACGAACACACCGCCGGCCTCGAACGCCATATGCTCGGTCACGATCGGGGTGCCGGCCGCCGTTTCGAGGCAGCGCACGACATCGATCGGCGCAAAATAGTCGGCATCTGACGCCGTCAGCGAGGCGTAGCGGGACAATTGGGTCTTGCTCACCCGGCAATAGGACGCGGCAGCTTCCAGGCCCCCCACGGCCGCGACCAGCTCACCCGTCCGCTCTTTCAGCATGCGGCCCTTGACCGCGCGGGACGCGAGCGTCGTCAATTGACGCCTCCCGCCAGAGCAGCGGTCGAAGGGGAAAGTTGATCGATCTTTCCCGGTGCTTCATCCGATGCAGGAGAATAGTCATTCTCCCCATGCTCGCTGCACACGCTACCAGTCTCGAAGTCGACAGTTCTGCCGGAAGCGCTTGCCGCCAATCGGACATGGTCGGCGCGAGACGCCGTCATGCCGATCCGTCGCCAACTGTGGACGGTGGACGTGGGGAGCTTGAGCAGTTTGGCAACAGCTGTAGTGCCGTCCAAGCCGTCGAGGACGCGACACGCGATTTCGGGGGGAACCATCTCCATACGGGCAACAATGCGATAATCGCATGTTCCTCGCAAGTGGAAATTTGCGATAATGGCATTTGCGATATTCGCAAGCCTCCGCTTCATAGCGGTATGGCTGACATCTACCTTCCAAGCGAGCTTCGCGCCCTGTTGAAGCGGCATGGCAAACGACAGGTCGACCTTGCCAATCTACTCAACGTGGACCCTACAGCAGTATCGAAAATGCTAACGGGCAAGCGCGTATTGAAAGCGCATGAAGCCGCGGCGATACTCGACTGGATCGGCCCGGAACCAACGGTTCACGCGCGAGCTGCAACGCCCATACCGATCATCGGTCAAGTCAGCGCCGGGAACTGGCGAGAAGCAATCGAGCAACCGATCGGCCATCTTCCGTCACCAGATCCGACCATCCCCAACGGAGCGTTCGCGCTGCGCGTATCGGGCGATTCGATGGATCAATATGTTGAGGACGGTGGAACGGTTATCGTCGATCCTACCGATCGAGCGCTTTTCCCCGGTCGTTTTTACGTCGTTCTGAACGACACAGGCGAAACGACATTCAAGCAGTTTGCTGACAATCCGGCTCGCCTTGCTCCCTGTTCGACAAACCCCGAACACGTAGAGATAATGATCGGTGACGGGACCGCATTCTCTATCGTAGGTCGCGTTATCTGGCGCGCCTCGCGAATGTAACGACCGCTGGCGCATCATAATCATGCATCCTTTGAACGTCGCCTGGAACGGTTAGAAACAACTGCCCGCGCTCGTCACGTGACGCCAGTCCCGCAGCCTCAAGATCAAGGCACGCTTCGTTAAACCGTTCGCGCCACGGCCCAACTGGGCGATCGAAGCACCTTGCTCGATACCACGTCACGACGAACATAGCTTCACACCCCACGAATCCGACCCGCCTAAATCTGGAACAAAAGCGGAACGCATTCAACGGCTGAAATAGTATATTGCTATTATCGCATTTTCTGGATTGACGCTCCTAATGCGATTATCGCATTTATAGCGCCTTAGCCGCATGTCGCGGCGATGGAGGCTGCGATGCAATCCGCATTCATCACCGACCTACGCGCCGTCGCGGTGCCCTTGGCAAACGCCAAGGGACCGGACGCCGCGATCTCAATCCAATATCTCGACCACACCGGCCGGCAGGTCGGAAACTCGGTAGCGAGCGCTGCCGAGTTCGCCGAACAGGCGCGCGCCATGCTTGCCATGGCCGAAGCCGCGATCCTGCACGCGGCCGGCGCCGACGGCGCGGCCAAGCCGCCCCACCATCACTTCCCTATCATGCGCGATCTCCGCGTCGGCGAAGCCGCATGATGGCCGTCGCTTGCCATGCGCTGTTCGCCAGCGCCTTCGCCCTCGCCGTCACGACGATCGTCGCGACGATCGCACCTGAGCGCACTCGCATCGCCCGCCTGCTGCGCTACGGTCCGGACTGGACGGTCACGCCATGACCCGCGCCGTTCTCGTGCGCGCCTTGCGCCGCATCCCTGTGGCCATCGCCCTTGTGATCATTCTGATCGCCTACACCGCCATCATCGGCATCGTGACGGGGGAAGCATGATCCGCCGCCCCGCCCTCCAGCGCCCCAGCCTGTGGCGCATCATCGTCGCGTGCGGTTCGCTGCTGCTGCTCGCCATCATCACCGCGACCCTCTCGATCCGGCGAGGCGACCAATGACCGACATTCTCGACACCACCGACGCGCCGCTGTCGCGGACCCCGGCCCGGTTCTTCTTCGAGACGGGCTACTTCGCCGCCTATGCCGAAGCCAGCATTCAGGCTGGTCACCGCCCGCCGTTCGACCTTACGGACGCGATCGTCGATCGCGCATGGGAGATCGCCCCCGAAGCGCATCCCGATCGCCGCGAGTTCGACCGCTACCTGTCGTCGGCCGACAGTGCCGACAAGGCGCTGGTCGACGCTGAAGCGGCGTACCGCTCGCACTGGACGTTCGAACGGGAATCGACCGGATCGCGGGAGGAATTGGCGACCTGCGCAGAGAACCTACGGCGTTTTGGCGGCGAACTATTCCCTGCCAACCGGAACGGCCAGGCCCACTTCGCCCGCGTCATCATGGACACGGTCGCCAACTCGATCGACGCCGCGCTGGCACGGCTGTCAACTCCGCTGCCCGACATCGACGAACTGGCCGCGCGATTGTCGAAGGCCGATGGCCTCGACTGGGGCGAGGTCTGCGCGATCGAAGCCGGTGCGGATCACTGCGACAGCGGCACCTGCGTCGCGGCCTTCTACGAAGATCACACGCCGGAGTATGCTCGCGCGCAATACCGCAGCTATGCGCGCACGCTGCTCGGTTTGCCGGCCGCTGCTGGGAAGGCGGACGCAGAGTAATGACGGTCGCGGTCGCCGAGCGGCCCATGATGGCATCCGACTGGCCAGCGCTTGCGCTCGCTGCGCGGCAGATGCTCAACCAGCGTGAGGGTTCGGCTGCGGCGAATGTCGAGAAGGGTCGGCTGACGAAAGCACAGGCAGCCGATCGCATTCGCGTGGCCCGCGCCTTATCACGCCTTTGGGACACGATCGCCGCCGGGCAGCCGCCCTACGACTTTGAAACGGCATGGATCGAAAGCGGCGGCCGGGAGGGCAGCTATCCGCATGAATTACGGGCCGACCTCGAAGCCGCAGCTGCGCGCGCACGCATGATCGCTGATCGCAAGGGCGAGGACGCGGCCGCTGCGGCGTTCGCCGAAGCTCTTGCCGCCCTCGCATGGCACGCCCGCCCGCCCGACCACATCAGCAGCATCATCGATGTTGCTCACATCAATGCATCAGCAAGGAGACGATAGGTGGAACGCGCCACGTTACCGGGCTGGCCGCGCCTTCTAAGCGCAGATCTTGCGGCCTCCTACCTATCCATCAGCGTTACCAACCTGCGCGAGAACGGTCCGCAACCCAAAAGGCATGGACGCCGCATCCTGTACGACCTCCAGGACTTGAACCGCTGGGCCGATCGACTGGACGGACAACCACTGGACGCGAGCGAGGAAGAGGACGAGTCTGCCGAAGTCGAGCGGCGATTCTTGGAGCGAAGGCGTGCCCGTGGCTAACCTGCCCTACACCTACGTCATCCGCACCAAAGGTAAGGAATACTGGCGCTTCCGGCGCGGGCAGCTGCATACCAAGCTGCCCGGCGGTCCGGGCGATGATGCCTTTCATGCACGTTACGCCGAACTCTTGCGACTGTCTCAAGCGAAGCCAACGGCGGCACCTGCCGACGGCTCGATACGATCGCTGACGAAAGCTTACCGCCGCAGCGCCGAATTCGGACTGCTGCGTCCATCGACGCGGCACGACTACGAACGAACGCTTGACCTGATTGACGCGGAGCTCGGCGACGAGCCGTACCGGTTCATCACCACCAAAATGGTCAAGCAGGTTCGCGACGAACTCGCCGCAACCCCGCGCAAGGCCCACAAGTTCAAACAAATGGTCAGCCGCCTATACACTTGGGCAGCGGAGGACGGTCGGGTGAGGGAAGGAACGAACCCAGCCTCGAAGTTCGCCAAGCTTAAAACCCGGCAACGGACAATCATGCCTTGGTCCGAAGAAGAGATCGCGTTGTTTCTCTCAAACGCGCCACCCCACCTACGCCTTGCTGTGACGCTGATGCTCTACACCGGCCAACGCGTTGAGGATGTGGCAACGATGGAATGGAGCCAATACCAAACTGGTTTCATCCGTGTCCTGCAGTCGAAAACCGCCGAGCCGCTCGAGATCGCCACTCATCCCTCGCTCCGCGCCCTGCTCGAGCCGGTCAGGATTCGTCGAGGACGCATCTGCAAATCAGCTGCTGGCCGGCCTTATACTGCCAACGCGCTGCGCAAGGCCATAAGCGACCAATGCGCTTCGATCGATGGTATGCCGGCACGCTCATCACATGGGCTACGATACGCTGCAGCCGCGATGTTGGAGGAAGCGGGTTGCACTATCGGCGAGATCACGTCGATTATCGGTCACCGGACGTATCAAATGGCAATGAAGTACGCCACGGCCCGCCGCTTTAGTCAGGCCGCAATTGCGAGAGTCAAAGCTGCCGGCCAAGTTGAGATCGGCGGCTAGCCGATCTCTGTACCGTCAACAGCAATTCTACCTTCCGCGAAAAATTGATAGAGCCGCTCAACTCGGCGCTTTGTCGCCAACAAAACTTTGGCGGCGATCAACATATCATGCCCAGCCATCTTATTCAGTAATGTATAAGAGGTTACACCCAAGACACGACCCAAGTCTTTAGCCCGAACCTCTATCTCTAGCGCCGTTGGCGACTTTCGATCCAACTCCCTTGATCCCCGATTTAGAAACTTTGTCTCTTGCAGGTAAGACCAAAGATGGTCGTAAGCGTAAACAATATCTAGGCTGTTTTTGCCGTAATGATCAACAAGACTAATTAGCTTGTCGAACGCATCTGCGTCACCCACGACATCCATATGCCCCGGCGAAGCCCACTGAATCGCCTTGATATCTGGCTTGGCATCTTCGCCACCCGCACGAGCGAGCGAGCGGAAGAAGCTAAGGTAACTGCCACCACCCTCCCAAGGCTTGCTGAAGGACTCGACGATCTGCCGCCGTTGCTTGTCCGTCGCATGCGGATCCTCAAAGCTCTCGATACTTTGAGTAAGTGCATACAAGTCAGACATCTGGCTATGGAACTTGCCGAACTCGCGCATATCCCATTTACCATCGACCTGAAAACGCTGAACGTCCCGACGTTGCGCTTCGGCAAGCTTACAATCTTCGGAATGATCGCGAGCAAAAAACCCCTGTTCGGGTATAATTTTGTCGATGATATGACGCGAAAGCTCTACGTTTTGCAATGCAATGCGCTGATCAAAATTATCTGGCAAATCGAATTCATACCACGTCCAACGATCAGGGCGAAGCATAAGGTACCGTAAATCAAACTTGTCCCGTAAATACTCGCGCAGTTGCGCAACGCTTACTTTTGCTCCAAAAAACTGCCGATCAGCAATCCGATCGGTTGCAACAGCAACGATCTTGCTCTTGGCGCCCATATCAAGAAGTATAACTTCCGGGGCATCGAGGTAGAACAATATTTGCTCAAATTTTGCGGTCGCGTTTTCGCGGCGAGCAGGTGCTTTGGCCAT